CATAGTAAAAAACAGGCTATTGATAGTGTTTATTGTCAAAAACGTGATATCCAAATGATACAAGAATATAATCAACAGGTTGTCGAATATCCTGAAATCCCAGCGGTGCCGTCGAGCACTGCTATTACTGAACTTGCAAGCAAGCTAAACGAATTTGTAAGCAAACGAGCATAAATAGCATTATGCACAGGACAATAAAATCCTGTGCATAAAACTACAACACCAATAAATAATACGATAACTATTTTAACTAAACACTAAATATATTTTTATAAAAACCTAGTATTTTATTTCTAACGGCCAGGATCAACACACTGGTGCTAGAATCTCTGGTTGTAAAGCATTGTTAAAAGCGTATAATTATATCAAAAAACTAACAAACAGGGGGTCAGAACCCCCTGTTTACATTTATAATTGACTGCAAAATGTATTCAGTTATGCTTATTCTTATACAACGCTATCACGGAATTTACAATGGTTAAAAAAACAACAGACGAAATTGTTAAATTAAGCGATTACGCTCATCATCGTTTACGAACAGAAATGTATCTAGGCAGTCGTAATCTACATACACAAACTGTAATTAACTGGAAAAATAATCAATTAATAGCCGAAGAAATTTCTTGGACACCTGCAGTTTACTGTGCCTTACGAGAAATTTTTGACAATAGTTTGGATGAAGTTATAGGACACGGGCACGGAAGCAAGATTGATGTTACATACGATCCAAAAACTCTTACCTTTAGTGTTGCTGACGATGGAAGAGGTATTCCCATCGATTGGGACGAAAATGAGCGCATGCATAAAGCGACCATTGCACTTACGCAGGCTCGTGCAGGGAGAAACTTCGGCGAACGACAGGAAGTTAGAGGTACCAATGGCATTGGCGCTTCTGTAGTAGTAAGTTGTTCAAAAGAATTTTCAATTGATATCAAGAGAGATGGTAAAAGATTTCAACAGACTTTTAAAGAAGGGACAGATCTATTACCAGACTTAGATATCAGCGAACCTAGAATTTTTAAAAGTTCTATGAAATCTGGAACTGAAACTGCTTTTACGCTTAGTTCTACTGTCTTTCCAAAAGCTCACTTGCCGATCGATTTTGTATATGCAAGAGTTTACGAGGTAGCAGCTAACCATCCCAATATCAAATTTACATTTAATGGACAAAAAATCACTGTTGCAAAATCAGTTGATAAAACATTTTTTTCTCAGAAGAAGCCCATTATTGTTTCAATCAATCAAGAAAAATTTGTTAGCAATTATTATCTAATACCTAATTTTGCAGACGAAGGAGAGTTTTTACACAGTACAGTAAACGACATTCCTGCATTTAATGGTGGTCAACATATTGATACTTTCAAGAGACTTTTTTTCAGCGGTATTTTAAAAGCTCTAGAACGAGAAAGCTCTAAACGAGGTTTAACTCCTAATCGAAGCGATATTGCCGAAGGACTGTTAATTTACAATACCACGGTAATGCATGCTCCTAATTTTGATAGCCAAAGCAAGACAAGGTTGATTAATGACGAAGTAGACAAATATATTAAGAATACACTTGAAAATGACATTACTTTCAAAGACATAATAAAGCATAATAAAGAATGGATAGACACAGTATATGCTAGATGTGCAGCACGTACTCAAAAGAAGGATGACGCTGACGTTGCCAAGGCCAACAGAAAACTACTTAGAAACAAAGTTCCTAAGTTATTAGATGCAACATCAAAAGAACGAACCAAATGCATCCTGTTAATTTGTGAAGGTGACTGTGTAGCAGAAGATACAGAAATCGCAATATTCGAAGATGGAAAATTTAGTAGAAAAAAAATTAAAGACATCCAACTAGGTGATTTAGTTTTAACGCATAAAGGCAGAATTAAACCAGTATGTAATAAACAGGCAAAAATAACAGATGGAATTACCATTACAACGTCATCTGGAAAAATATTAAAAATAAGTCTTGAGCATAAAATACCTGTTTATAACATACAACTAAACCAATATGAAATTGTAAAAGGAAAAGATTTAGACAAGTCTAAACATAAACTGTTTTCCTCTATAATTAATATGGATTCTACATTTTTTGAGATCATTTCTGTTAATGATTTTGATGATAAAAAATTTAATAAATCAATTTCTTTTACAAATGGTGTAATTAATCAAACATGTATAACGTCCGAGAATCATTTATTCTCTGTTTTAAATATATGCACTGCTACTATTGAAAAGGTCGCTGCTAAAAATCTAGACATTGATATCCATTTATTAATGGCACATAATTTACAGTAAGTATCGCCCTCTATGATAAATAAATATATCTTACAGAAGGTGATATCGTGCTAAAAGAATTTAAATGTGAAAAAACTGGTATTAAGTTTCGATCAAAAGATACAGACCATGACAGAAGTTTTCGTTTGAGAGCAACCTTAACCAAAAACAAAATATCAATATTCAAATACCTTGAATTATGGAATATCGAACACAATAAATTGCGATGCGCATGGTGTGGCGATTATAACCACGATATATGTGGTATAGAACATACAGTCAATGATACCAATATTATTCCAACAGGTGTTCGTAGGCGACATACCGCATTATACCTGTGTTTTTCAAAACATCAGTGCTTGGGAAAAAAACTCAACAAAAACAGTGTAGAATTTATCAGCAAAGCATATGGATTAAGCGAATCGGAGGCTTTAAAGAAAATACACACAAGAAACAGCAGCCCATTTTATAAAATTAATCATCAGTCAATAGAGGATTATAAGCTATCTCAAAGTAGATCACCTGACTGGTTTAAAAAAAATAAGAAAGATCGCCAGGAATGGATAAGGAAAGCCAATCATTCTAGAAGTTATCAAGGGTATGTAGAAAAAAACAGGGGAGATGAATGGAAAGACATACAAAAACGTAAAGCGATTACATTATCTGCCCTTATAGACAAATACGGTGTAGAAATTGGTACAGCAAAATATAATCAATGGAAAGAGAATACTAATTTAAGTCTGGCAACATTTATCAAAAAATTTGGTAAGATACAGGGAACAACAAATTATCTTAAGGTGCATATCAACCATGTAGAAAATACAGATTCAAATGATTTGATTTCTGGTTTTATAAAAAAAGTTACCAACATTGTCCAGCGTAATCCGCTATATCAATATCATATGTATAATTTAGAAAAAGAATTGAGATTTTATAAATTTTATGATGTTGCAAAAGAGTTTTTTGAGTTATCGCTTTACGATATCGAAGAATATATTGCAAAAATATTACCTAATTATAGGACAAATAAAAGGAAAATATTTCGCAATAATTATAGTTGTTATTCTTACACAGACTGCGGAACTATTTTGAAGAGTTTCTATGAAATTTGGATATACGATTACTTGTGTAAAATTGGCTTAAAGGAGACAGAAGATTTTGTCTTCAACCAGAGATATCCCAATAGTGAATTATTTTATGATATATGGTTTATTCATCAAAATATATATGTTGAAATTGCCGGCGGTGATTCTCATACTTATAAAGAACATATGCTAAAAAAAGAACACTTATTTGGATCCATTATAATGGATCCAAATGATTATAAGACTACAATATCTAATATATTAAGTAAGGCACAACAATGAATATAAATGAAAGTTTGTTTTTAATGGAAGAGATAATAGATATCTCTCCTATAGGAAAAACAAACATGTATGATATACAAGTTTTGGATGACGAAACATTTGTGTTATCAAACGGACTGCTCAGTCATAATAGCGCAAAAAGCATGGTAGCAGCTGTACGCAATCCTGAAATACACGGAGCGTTGCCTCTCAGAGGTAAGATTATGAATGTTAGAGGCGAAGCAGCCAAAACTATTATTGAAAACCAAACTATAGCAGATATTATGACAGCATTAGGCATTGGACTAGGACAAAAAGCTGTAAGATCTAATATGAGATACGGAAAAGTTTACTTGGCAGCAGATCAAGATCCTGACGGTGCTAATATTACTGCTTTATTGGTCAATTTTTTCTATCTACATTGGCCTGAGTTGTTTGATCCAAAACTGGCGCCAGTATTTTATGTGTTTCAAACTCCTTTTATTATACAGGAAAAAGGCAAAAAACGTTTTTACTGGTATGCCGATGACTATAAAAATTATAATGCAGAAGATTGGAAAGGAGCTCCAAAGCCAACTAGAGCAAAAGGGTTAGGCAGTTTAGAAGAGGCAGATTGGACTCATAGTCTTTCTAATCCAAAACTTGTACCACTTTTAGATGATGGTAAATTATCTGAAGCACTGGATCTTATTTTTAATAGTTCCCGAGCAGACGATCGCAAAGCGTGGGTAGCCTTATAAGATGCAAAAGCGAATAGTAATTGGTGCTCGAACTTTCAATTTAGATTATGAAAACCGATTTAACTTATTGAAGTGCTATTGGATTGGTGCCAATATAGAATTGGTCAATTGGTGTAAAAATAATCTTAGCGATTGGGACGAACACAGAATCATAGCAGATATAACCCATATTGGACCCACATGCTTCGAAGTTGAATTCTCATTTTTAACATATGATGAATTTTCATAGGTCCTGTGGCAACTTGGTCCTTGGTTTGTATATGATAATTGACTTCTTTTTTTGGCATAATGTAAGTTAGCTCATGCAAAATGACATTACACTACCTAACTTCTCTGTGAAAATTGGTCAAACTAAAATGTCTCTTGATGCCGATCTGAGAGATCTTATAGAAGATATTCTTTTCCAAAAACACTGTGGAATAATTGTGGAATGGTGTACAAATACATATTCAAACACAGTAAAATATTACAAATATTACGATATAGAAGATAGCTACAGAACCGTGACCTGGTATGCATCATTTTGTTCACAAAATGATTATTGCCATTTTATACTCAGTCAATACGAAAATAAAGGTGATTAATGGTGGATACAACTACATTTATTAAAGATTCAAGCAGGGAATACTCAATCTACGTTTGCCAAAGCCGAGGCATTCCGTCTGTTAGCGATGGTCTAAAAGATGCACAACGTAAGGCACTATTTGTCATGAAGACACAAAATGAAAAAATCAAAACAATTTCATTGGCTGGTAGACTTATTAGTGAAAACATTTATTTGCATGGTGATGCTGCTGCATGCGACACGATATCTCTAATGGCTGCACCATATTGCAACAACATTCCATTGTTATCCGGTATAGGCGCATTTGGAACAAGGGTAGGTCCTACTGACTGGGGTGCTCCGCGATATACCTATGTTAAAAAAAATACCTATACCGAATCATTAATATATGAAGATTATGATATAATTCCTCTTAAGGAAAATTATGACGGATCTGTTCATGAACCTAGGCACTTCCTTCCATTAATTCCGTTAGTTCTGTTAAATGGTGTTTCCGGAATCGCTGTAGGGTGGAGCACAGAGATTTTACCGCGCAATTTTGATGATATTATTTCTGCAACACTTGCTGCCATAGACAAAAAGAAGTTGCCCGAACTTTTACCTAGATATGATTTTTTAGACTGTCATGTTGTACATCTTGGAAATAACAGCTATGAGTTCACCGGCAAGGTCAAGATTGATGGTAGTAGTATTTTTGTAAAGGAACTACCGCCAGATTTATCATTGGAAAAATTCAAAGCAAGATTGAATAAGATGGAGGATGATGAACTAATCCAAACCTACATAGATCGCAGCACCAAAGATATCAATTTAGAAATAAGATTTAAACGCGGATCGATTGCCAGCTGGACTGAAACCAAAGCCATTGATTTTTTGAAACTTAAAAGCAAAACCACTGAACGATTGGTAGTGTTAGATTACGACGGAAATAACATCAAACAATACGATACAGCTGAAAATCTTATAAAAGACTTCGTAGAATGGCGATTGAAATTTTATGCTATTAGATATCAAAAACTAATAGACGACACAACTTATCAACTAAATTGGAACGAAGCTCTTAAAATCTGTTACGAAAAAAAATTACCTACCTTTCTAACACAAGCGCAGGACAAATCCAGTATAGTTGACAAGATAAAAACTATTACCGCAGCAATTCCGTTAGACAATGAGCAGCTTGATAGACTAGCATCCTTACCTTCGTACAGATGGGCTAAAGATGCTTATGATGATGTTGTTGATCGTATAGCAGAACTCAAAAAAGCCATTGCAAATTTCACCCAAATACTAGCAGATCCAGCACGTATTCGTGCAATATACAGGCAAGAAGTTACAGCTCTCAAAAAATTACCAAAAATTGAACGATAAATATTCCATGAAAGTAAAAGATTTACAAGCAAAAGCTAAGCTAGGCGCAGGTTGCCTTATTTACAGCTTAGATACAAATAAATTTTTAATGATACAACGCAGTGAATATGTTCCTTTACCTCTAACATGGAGTTTGCCAGGCGGTGTGGTTGACAAAGATGAAACTCCTGCCGATGCTGCTATAAGAGAGGCTATGGAAGAAATTGGTCATCATCTTAACGAACAGAATCTAAAATTAATCTACACAAATGAATCTCATGCCCCGCGCTTTAAATATTACACCTTTGCATCCATTGTAAAAAATGAGTTTAAACCAGCTCTTAATTATGAATGCTCGAATTATACATGGTGTGATCTTGATAATTTACCATCTCCATTGCACTGGGGCGTTCAGCAGATGCTTAATCATGACAAGTCTGCCGAACTATTAAAAGAATTTGTAGATGCAGCCAAAGCCAAGTTACTGTGAACTAAATCTAGTTTACATTAGTCTATAAAGTATTGACTATGTTCTAGTTGCATGCTATGCTCAAACATGGAGAACGAAATGGATCTACTTGATGTTCAACGAGTATCGCAGATTCTTACAGGGTTCAAAAAACCTATTGTAGGAGTTAGCGGCGGAGTTGATAGCATGGTACTATTGCATTGGCTGGCAACCAATAAAAAAGCCTGGCCTTGTGAAATTTCGGTAGTGCATGTTAACCATAACATTCAAAGCGATAGCCTTGCATGGCATGAGTTTGTTAAATCGCAGTGTCACGAATATAACCTGCCATTTATTGGTGTTTCTGTGTGTTTAGACGGCCTTGGAAACAATCTAGAATACGCAGCACGCAAAGCACGTTACAAAGCATTTTGTGATACAGGAGCAGATTGCATTCTACTTGCACATCATGCCAACGATCAGTGTGAGAATTTCCTCCTAAAATTGTTTAGAGGCAGCGGACTTCGAGGTCTAAAAAGCATGAATGCAATCAGTCCTTGTTGGTACAACGCTAGCGTTTCAATTATTCGCCCTATGTTAAATATTACTAGGACAGATATTGAAATCTATGCCGAGCATCATAGCGTGCCTTTTGTGCTGGATTCTAGTAACAGCGATAACAAATATGACAGAAACTACATTAGGAATGTAGTATGGCCAAAAATTGATGAAAGATTTGGCATCGCGGATGTAAATGTTCTTAAGAGCATCAATCATCTTGATGAAGCTTGGCAGTTAACTAATCAATTGGCAGAAATTGATCTTAAAAAAGTTACCTTATCAGATGGTGTTTTAGACTGGCATAGTCTTCAAGAAATTGGATACTTGCGTATTAAAAATCTGCTGCTCTATTTGCTAAGTTTGGAAAATACCTACAGTTTTAGCATTGGTCAAATTGAACAATTTGCAGCAGGGCTAATGTCTGCCGATTTAGACAATAGAAATCAATTGGTCGTCAAAGGAATGACATTTAATAAAATTGGTAGACGTGTGCTAATTCAAAAAACCTAAAATTGTATTTTTGATTAATTCTGTAATGCTCTTTACAATATGGTATGAATAACAAGTCTGCAGTAATTGTCATACCTACTACCGGTGCCCATACATTAGCTGATGCATGTAATAGCGCTATAAATCAAACTTATGAAAATTGCGAAGTATGGGCGGTAATAGATGGCCCGCAATTTTCAGCAGCAGCTACAACAATCTTGTCAAAATTTCCTACGATAAAAGTCTTACAATTACCAGCTAACACAGGCGCTAATGGCTGGTATGGACATAGAATATATGCAGCAGTAAGTTATCTAATTAACCACGATTACATTTTATACCTAGACCAAGACAACTGGTACGAACCTACGCATGTTGAATACATGCTGGACACCTGTGAATCTAGTAAACTACAATGGTGCTACAGTTTACGTAAAATTCATGACCTAAATGGCACATACATTTGCGATGATAACTGTGAAAGTTTAGGAAAATGGCCACTCTATTTGAGTGATCAACACTTTTTAGTTGATACTTCTACGTATTGTATCAGTCGTGATGTTATAGTTCAAATTGCACCAGCGTGGTACAGTGGTTGGGGCGGCGACCGTAGATTTTATTCAGCGATTTCAAAACATTTTCCAGTGTTTGAGTGCACAGGGCATTCAACTGTATGTTACAGACTCGACGGCAATACAAATTCTGTAAATGCAGAATTTTTCGTAAATGGCAACAAAATCATGAATGAAAGATATAACGGAAAGTTTCCATGGAGAAAATAAATGATAATTGGTATTCTGCGTCTATACGTAAGGGAGTATATTGTTACGACCTTAAATTAAATCCAATGTCTGCTGAATTCAAAGAATGGTGGTCACATAGACTAGGTCAGTTAAAAATATACAACGGCGGCCTTTATTTTGAAAATCAACAAGATCTTGTAGAGTATCTGCTTACGTTCGATGAAATGTCTGACAAAGACTGGTAGATTTAAAGAACACCTGCTACGGTTATAGCTGCCGAAATGCATTGTTCTAACAATATTTTGTTATTCAGATCGTCCTCTGCTTCTGCAACACGGACCATAGCAGCAAGATCCTGCATTAAATCCAAATATTCAAACTGTGATATTTGCTGTTGTTCTAATGCCTGCTGATACTGGAGAGCTTGCATAGCGTTTCTTGCAACAATTTGAGAAGCATTTGTAGCTAGAAAATTTAAATTGTTCATTATCTGACTCATAGTATTTTCAACTTATTCCCTTCAGCTCTGGTAATAATTTTAGCAGTTTCGTAGATATTTTTCGTTTTTAATTTACAATAAAATGGACTCGGTGTCTGCTTTTTCAACATGTCTAAAAATCTATCTATTTCGTCCAGTTGATTTTTCATCATTTGTGCTACATCAGTGTCGCTACGACCTTCAGAGTCTTCTATAGCATATATCGCTTCTCTGCGTAATATGCCAAAACTTTTTAGCATGGAATCTCTATTTTGGCATACACTATCCGAATCTCGAGAAATAACTGCAATGTTTACCATTCTGTCATAATTATATTGATTGAATTTAGGAGCACATCCTGCAAGACTACTTATCAAAATAATAAACATTGCTGCTCTCATTATCATATTTATATCTAATGGAAAGTCGCTGTTATTACAATTTTTAGCTATTATTGATTATGGTCAAAACATTTATGCATTCAAGATGGGATAATAAAATTGTACAGGTATCTTGGGATCTAGGCAACGAGTGTAATCAAAACTGTTCATACTGTCCAGATGTTTTTAAAAATGGCCATTTTTCTAATGGCAACTGGGATCAAGTAGAAATTTTTGCCGATAGAATGTGTGATTATTACGATTTAATCGGCAAAAGTTTATATATAGGATTTGGAGGTTCAGGAGAACCAACACTGGTTCCGTGGTTTGGAAACTTATTGCGTTTGCTAAACAACAGAATAGCAGGGTGTACAGTTAGTACCAATCTCACAGCTCCACTTGAATGGTTCGAAGAGCATGGTAATGTTATAAAGCATATTTCCGGCACTGTTCATTACGAGTACACATCGCTTCCGGAACTAGCGGACAAAATTTGCGCAATACGAGACGTTGTGCGGGATATCAATATTACAGTCCCAATGCTACCAGATCGTTATGATGAACAAATAAAAGATATTGAGTGGTTTTCCAAAAAAACCAACATCAATGTTGGTCAACAGGTTGTTTTCTCAAACCCCGTAGAACCTGTAAAACTGAAAAAAGAATATACTGAAGAAATTAAAGAAAACTTGCGTTCAACGCATGACAACACTGCATATCTTATAACAACTAAGGATGAGAATAATGTTATTCAAGCAGTTGATCAGATCAAATACGCTGATATTAATCTAAGTGAGAACGACAGCTTAAGAGAATTTACCAACTGGGATTGTTATGCAGGCATTGATACGTTGGTAATTGACAGTAGAGGCTTTGTAAGACGGGGCTGGTGTGCACAACTATCAATGCACCAACACCATATGACCTCTTGGTCTTGGAACCTTAATCCTATTACATGCAATATGAAATGGTGAAGACACGAACACGATTTAATGGCTAGAAAAAAATTAGGATAAAGTATATGAAAATCGTTTTTTGCCTACCAGGAAAAAATTTTAGTAGCAATTTTTTCAATTCCTGGAATCAAACCATAGCATTACTACAACAAAATCAAATTCAATACGCATATTCTATTGCATATGATCCTGTGGTATACTATACAAGAAATAAAATACTAGGAGGAGACAACCGAAATGGCAGATACCAAAAACCGTGGCAAGGGCAAATTCCCTATGATAAAATTATATGGATAGATAACGATATTGTCTGGCAGCCGCATAATGTTCTTTCGTTGATAGCAAGCGACAAACCAATTATAGCTGGTACATATCTAATGGAATCAACTACGCAATATCCCATAGTGGAACATTTAGACTTCAAACATCTAGCTACTAACGGCGTATTCCAGTTTCTTACCAAAGAAGATTTAGCAGGAAAAAATCAAATTTTTCCTGTAAGCTACACCGGTTTTGGATTTTTATGCATGCAGCACGGCATACTAGAAAGTATGGAATATCCATGGTTTCAGCCAAAATGGGTAACAAGCAATAATTTTCACGATTTCTGCGCAGAAGACGTCGGTTTTTGTTGGACTGCACAAGAACTAGGTCACAAGATTTGGATTGATCCAACAATCACAGTTGGACACGAAAAAACAATTATCTTATAAGGAACAGCAAAATGTTACATTTTACACTAAGGGTCGAAAATCCTTGGGCTAAATCGCGTTCAGAACAAATGGATTTTTTCTGTAAGGATTGGTCCGTTTCCAAAAACAAAAATTGCGAGGTACAACTGACATGGTTTGATTGGCAAACTATATTTGAACTACACGTTCAAACTCACTGGCGCGGACATGACCATGCAGGCCCTAGATTTGAAATCACTATATTAGGATTATTTTTCAATATCCAATTGTATGACGGACGGCATTGGAATCATGAAAAAAATCGTTGGTACCTACCCGGCGAGGAAGAAGAAGAATACGGTACCTAGTTTAAAAGTTAATTTTAGTCAGAAAAATAGGGTTAACAACAGTGCGTTAACCCTATTTTATTTTTACTTCTTTGATAGTTGAGAAGTAAACACATTGGCCCATTCTTTAGCTGGGCTGAGGTCCATTAGTTTCTTGTTCAAAGCTACAAAGTCTTTGAAAAGAGCTGTTTGCAGCTCAATTGTTTGACGAGTAGCAGTGGTAGCATAATCAAAAACAGCCTGATTTGCGTCCTTAATCATTGTGTTGTCGTACATTTTGGTTTCTCCTTTTGTAGTTTAAAATTAGTAAGTAAATTTTTGATTACTGTAGCCCCAAAGTTGTCGAAGTCTGCTCTCTAACTCGACGACATCGCTGCTTTGACTTAACCAACGTTCAGTTGGACTCATAGTAAATCTTTGCCACCACGATCTAAGTAAATTAACTATTCTGTTAAAACACATTTCTGGTCTCCTTATATCTTAAATATAAAGTATTTATGCTGCACTGCAACATAAAATTCCGCATACCAGCTATGCAAAAAGAAATTATTTTCTGTAAAAGGTGATCTTATACGCGCCGTGGGTTCCAGATGTATCAGTTAATGGTATACATGATTTTACAAATCCTAAATTGTCAATCCAAAACTTGAACTCATCTGCTATTTTACCGCTTTTGCCTGTAATTATAATTGCATATTTTGATCCTACTGCCCAATGTTCTTCTAGAAAATTTCTAGTTTTTACAAAAGCTTGTTGTACAGTGCAACCGTGTAAATCAAGTTTATAGCGTAGACTCTGATCAAGCCCTTTGTCAGGAATATAGAATCTGCTAGAACTTTTCAAACTCTGTTGCACAAATGTACTCCAAACTTCCTTATCTTCGTTTGATAGCTCAAAATTCTCAGTATGATTTGCTTTTGTTGTCATGTTTGGCTCTTTTTATAATAGCATTAGTTTATTAAAGTATACATCAAATGATGTCAATGTTGATGCTTTTATATCATCCCATGAAAGCTGCTCTTGAGGTGTGGTCATAAGATAAGTTAAGTCATATCCTTGCCATAATAGAGCGAGTATAGACCACATTCTGGTTTTTGAAAATTCTCTAGTCATTTTTGTAGCCAATTGTGTTACCCGATAGGCCTCGCCTACTGTCCATGTACAATTTTTCCAGTTCATAGTTGTACCATTGAAATTTATTGGATCAGCCTCAAAACTGAAACCATATTTTTGTGGATTCTTATCAAATTCACTAAAAATACTATTTGGACTTGCGCTGTTATCTACTCCATACAAGCCAAGAAGATCAAATCCTATAGAATGTAAATTATTTTCTATAAACCAATTAACTGTACCGTATACATCAGTTTCTTTTTCATACGGTAGACCTACAATAAAATTGCAATGTTGCGCAACACTTTTATTCCATATATTGTGGAAAAGGTAAGGTATATATTCCCTTGCATAATTTCCATTCCAGCCTTTTCCAATTATTTTACTTGCGTCTTTATGCAAGCTTTCCAAACCGTGGTATGCGCCTACTAAGCCAGATTCTTTTAAAATGTAAGGGGTTTCATCAAAATGATTTAATAAGTCTGCTCTCAAATATGCACTAAAACGGATCTTAAATGGTAATTTTGAAACAGCACTATGGAATGACCTGAGTTTCCATTCTGTGTCATTAAAAGTATCATCTATAATATAATAAGAAGTAGATCCAAAAGTAGCAAAGTTGTAAGATAATTCTGCAGAAATATGTTCCATAGCCCTAACATAATCAAGTTTATGCTTGCCAAGGTGCGGGTATTGACAAAAACGACAGGTAAAAATGCAGCCGCGACTTACATCTAATGGCAATGGTTCGTTTGGCAGAATGACATCAGTCGGTATAAACTTAAAATCATCTGTTTCTATATTGTATTTTGGATTTCTAGCAGCAGAATAGATAATTTTATCCTCAAAACCTGTTCCTATACTGTTTCGCTTTTTCTCAAATACAGGCTCTGTCCCTCTGCCTGATAACCAATCTAGATATTCTAGAAAAATTTCTTCAGGCGCTGACAGATAACTCATTATAGTAACATCAAACACATCCCAGTTTGGAAGCCGATCACTTATATATCCGCCCATAACAAAACGTATTGACGGATGTTCTAACTTAATTTGAGACAATACATTCAATACAAATTCTGGAATTCGTTTGATGCGCCCGTCGGAGTGCTTATATGCATTGTTGCAAATAAATGTAGTGCTTAAACCAATGATTTTAGTATCAGGTGTAATAAACTTTTTGAGTGTTGTATATAACTGATCTGCATTGAAATACAGCACATGATCAATCACCTGACACTGATACCCATATTTTCGTAACCAATGTGCAATTTTATACGGACCAATTGAGCGCATTAGAATTGGCCTATAAGCTATTCCACCATTTAATAAGATTACATCCATAGATATATTATAGATTTAGGTTTTAGCAAAAACAACATTATAAGAAGCTTGATTTAGAATAAAGGAAGGTATATTCTTATTATCAACTATTTTTTCTGTTTTTGAAATTTGGACATACATGCCAAATTTGGCAGCTTCTTCACAATGTAAGTTAAGTTCTGCTAGTATGTTGTTCTATTTGCTGTGTTAAAATTTCACAGGCTTCAAGCGTTGAAACTATATTATCTTCCATATTGTATTATATCTTTGGCTCAAAATCATCGTCTATAAAAACTTGCATTTTCTTTCGTCGTGTCATATATAGTATAAGCTGGAAGGAAAGATCTAGCATATGGGGAATTCTCCCCATACATATAGTGTGTTTATATTACGTTTAGTACACTTAAATATTTTTAGCAGCAACAGCTGTGTGACATAATGTCCGATAGATTCTTACTTGTTATCTATCAATGGTTTGAGATTCTTTCACTTATCTTTCTCAACCCATCTTAACATAATTATAGGAGAACTGAGCTTGATGCCACGACGACCAATCGCCATGTGTTTACTATTGTTTTTTACTTTTACGCAATATGAAAGCAATAATTGGCTTTATTCAACAAGGGAAACAGCAGTGTCTAACACACCTGCTTCGCCTGTACCTCAAACTGCAAACTTAGAACTTGCGGTATATCATCCACCTGAACAAAATGACCTATATATTGTAAATCTCAAAGAACAAAAAGTTGAATTCTCAGATGAATCTCATTCTAAAGATATTAGGTTAACAGATTTAACTATTGGTAATACCGCAAATCAAAAAATCAAAACTGACTTCAGTAGTATTCCAACATTACGAAAACATTTGCCCCTCTCTATTCCTGACGTAGAAAATCTTAATATACACAAAAGGCAAGAAGTTGAATGCCTAGCCTGGACTTTATATTTTGAGGCACGAGGCGGAACATCTAAAGAACAGGTAGCAGTTGCATATGTACCAATAAACCGAATTGGACAACAGGATTTTGGTGACGACATTTGTAGCAATGTCTTTCAATATGATTGGCATAATGGCAGAAAAAGGCACCAATTCAGTTGGGTGGGCTATAGGTTTGGCTCTAGATGGGAACGTGAAGACGATGCCTGGCAAAAAATGCAACAGATTGCTGTTGCAGTATACAAAGGTAGATTGTCAGATCCTGCTAAGGGAGCTATCTATTTCAGCAGCACATCAGTATCTGAAGTTTGGGCTATTAGGCATAGAAAGATCAAATTAGGTCAAACCCTCTTTTGGATAGGTTGATTCTAAATCAATAATTATCAATCAACGGTATGTATAATAAATAAAGTACATTTGTATACAGAGGATAATTCATGGCCAATTACTCATTCAATCCAACTTATTACCAAATAACGTGGAACAACACAACTCCTACCGATTACTCAAGCCTCTCAGGTAATAGAGGCGGTGGATTAGACAGTGAAACCAGCTGGCAAATCCAAAGTTGGATCAGAACCACAGGAGGATCACCTGTCACTGGAAGTCCTTTTACAGATGGATCTACAATAATAATTAACAACTATACTGTTACATTTTCTTCCACTGATACGTTGTCAACAGCAATTGACAAAATAAATCTGTTGACAAAGTTTACAGGAGTTTATGCTGGCCAGAGTGTAGCTTCAGACTACATTACTTTACAAAATGCGCCGGGTTATGAAGGTACTCCATTTTATATTGAAGAAGGTAACGCTACAGCACTTGCAACGCTTGGATTGAATAATCCAGGTTATTATCCTGCTGGACAATTCAAGAATGCCTTTAGCCAAGTTGCACCGTCTGCATTTTCTGATGTAACAACTCATTCAACACTGTCTATCAACAACGTTACTATTACCTTTACTGCAGGTAACATTCAAAGTGCTGTAAGCCAAATTAATAATTACACTCCTTCAACAGGTGTAGCAGCTGAAATTGCTGGTCCATATATTCAATTGGAAAGCGCGGGCTGGACACAACCATGGGTAATAAATGGTGGAAATGCTGCAACAAATATTGGTTTTACACCAGGCGTTTATACAGGCTACCCAAGCAACATTGCTCTGAGCGAAGAAAAAGAAAGAGCAAACATGAGATGGTTCCAGGTAGTAAATCAGCTGGAAAGCACAGCTACTCCGAACAAATATGATAACATTGTTAGAGTTGGAAATATCGCTAATGCTGCGTTAAATTCTATAACGTGGACAGTTGGCTATGAATGTTACAGTCAGTTATACACAGCCGCCTTACCAACTGAACCAGATTACGGTGCAACTTTTACAGGCACTGCTGCTATACAACGTTGGGTAGCCAGAGGTATGACAAACACTTGGTCAAGCAATAGAAAAGTTTTTAATCCAAGTGTTTTTCAATATAGCGGACAAGCCACATTCTGCAATCCTGCAATAATTGAAAATGTTACAGCGCAAGGCATAGATGTAGTTGCAAACATTCTAATTGTCAGTAATAATATAACTGTTACACAGATACCTGGTATTTGATAAGGAGAATTTCAAACATTGAAACCATCTGCGCATCTGCACTTATTAATTAGAGCAGAGATTAACAACCCACCTGACCCCAATGATTGCGATAAGGTAAATGAAATCATGCGAGGCATGGTTGAACATGTTAGAATGAAAGTTATGCTTGACCCTGTTAGTGCATACTGTTATGATGAAGGCAATGAAGGGATAACAAGTACTGTCATTTTGACAACAAGTCATTGTGCAATGCACATATGGAATATGCCAGCGCCATATCCAAGCATTATGCAGTTTGATTTATATAGCTGTGCTCCGTTTCAAGTAATGGAAGTAATTGATTACTTGGCTGAAAATTTCGAAATTTCAAACGCACAATTCAAATTTTTAGATAGAGAGACTGCGTTTACGGAGATTGATACCGGCACATACAGAAAGGTATTGCCTTGAAAATATCCACTATTCTGCTAGGTTGTGCATTGTGTCTGAGTACTACCGCTGCGTATTATAGTATTGCAGGTCTAGCAGCAATTTTTGCAAGCAGCTTTTGGCCTGTTGTTGCCATGGCTACCATTTTAGAAATATCAAAATTAGTTGTTGCTAGTTGGTTGTATCAAAAATGGAATATTATTCCGCCATTGTTAAAAATTTACTTAACTACGGCGGTAGTTGTGCTAATGATAATAACAAGTTTAGGTATTTTTGGATTTTTAACACGAGCGCATGTGGAAGCTGGACTTGCCAACACTGAGCTTTCTTTGAAATTAGAACAAATCACCGGACAAATTGATCAGCACAAGACTGCTATAACTAGATATCAAACGCAATTATCCCAACTTGATAAATCCATTAACATTCAACTTGATGCCAATAGAGCGACACAAGCGCTAGCATCTAGAAAATCACAAGAATCAGAACGTAATGATATCAAGACAAAATTAGAGATAGAGTCAAAGACCATACAAGATCTTACGGATCAACAGTTGAAAATTAAGCAAGATATTTCAATTGTTGAAACCAAAATTGGTCCAATTAAATATATTGCCGAATTCTTTGCAAATGGTTCTAATGTTGATACTGATCAAGCGGTGCGATATGTGATCATTGTATTAGTATTGGTATTCGATCCGTTAGCAGTTTTAATGTTAATTGCTGCAAACATAAGCATAAAAAATGAAACTAGCAGAGTTGACACGGTAGAATCTAAACCTAGGCAAGAAACTGTGAAAGACACACAAAATGAACCTGTGTTAGGGCAAACTATGGTAATTGGACACTCCGGCCAAACAGTTTGGTGGACGGGCCAGGCGTGGGAACTGATACCTTCTCAGATGGATACTTCACATATAGCAACAAATGATGTTGTTGACGCTAACGTAATTAAGGAGATTGTCACAGACAGTTTGGACAAATGGTTGGCTAAAACTCTTAGCGAACCAACTTCGCAAAACGAGCCTAAACCGACAACTATTTCAACAGACATTTCAATTGACAAACCAACTGCAGACACACATACAGTAGTTGATAACACAGCAGAAGTTAATAACACACAAGAGCCGGTTAACGATGCAGTTACACAAACCGCATCAACAACTGACACGTATCATGTTCTTGACCACTTCAAGCCAACACATATCAATTACAGCAGTAGGAAATGACAAACAAAAATTATCATAATTGCAGTTTTTGTGACAAAAGTCAAAAACAAGTTAAAAAACTAATCGCAGGTAATGATGTATATATTTGCGATGAGTGTGTAATCTTATGCTTCGATATTCTTAAGCAAGATCATATCCCACCTACAACAGAAATATCATTGATTCCCACTATAATCAAAGATAAACTTGACGATTATGTTATAGGGCAAGATAACGCCAAAAGAATTTTGGCCGTAGCCGTTTATAATCATATGAAGCGTATTGGGAATCCGGTAATAGATGGCATAGAAATAGATAAAAGTAATATGCTGTTGATCGGCGGCTCAGGCACTGGCAAAACCTATACAATACAAAATATTGCCAAAATATTAGATGTACCGATGACAATAGTCGATGCAACTTCTTTGACAGAAAGCGGATATGTAGGGCTTGATGTAGAGGATGCAATTATAAAACTATATCATGCCGCAGATAACGATGTTGCGAAAACAGAACGAGGCATTGTGTACATTGACGAAATTGACAAAAAAGGTCGTAAAGGTGAAAATACTTCTATTACCAGAGACGTTAGCGGCGAAGGAGTTCAACAAGCACTTCTTAAAATGATCGAAGGTTGCGAAGTAAAAATACCTCCACAGGGAGGAAGAAAAAATCCAAATAGCGAATTTGTAACAATTAATACAAAGAACATTCTTTTTATTGTTGGCGGAGCCTTCGAAGGTTTGGATAAAATTATTGAACAGAGACAATCGGTTGATTCGATTGCTATTGGTTTTAACGCTCAAATCAAACAAGTTGACACAGTACGCAGTCATTACAATCTTATCAAGCAAGTCAGAAGTGAAGATTTAATTAAGTTTGGTATAATACCTGAGCTAATTGGTAGGTTACCTATTGTGGTGCCATTTGAAGATTTAGATGAAGAGGCCTTAATCAAAATCCTAACTAAGCCAAAAAATGCTATCATTAAACAGTTTCAAAAAATGTTTGAAATGGATAAAATTCAGCTGGAATTTACTAAAGATAGCTTGAAAACAATCGCAAATGAGGCTATAACTAGAAAAACTGGAGCTAGAGGGCTCAGAAGTATTATAGAAAACATTTTACTCTCTACACAGTTTGAGCTACCATTATTGCATAAAACAGGAGTCAAAAAAGTATGCATAACCAAGGAAACAGTAGAAAACATGTCCGAACCTCTTAAGTTATATGATACAGAACAGGATGTTGTAAATTGAACGAAGTTTATTCTAGAGGAAATAATAGACAACGTCCTCGTCCAGAAGATCCAATTAAGGCTAATCTGGTTTACAATGAACGCATCCGCCATGACTCAGTTCGATTAGTTGGTAAAGACGACGAGCAGTTAGGTGTAATGCCATTTAAACAGGCACTATGGCAAGCTAGAAACGAAGGGCTTGATATAGTGGAAGTTACAGCTAATGCTACGCCACCTGTATGCAAACTTACTGAATTAAACAAATATATCTACAACCTCAGGCGTCAAAAGAAAGAAAAAGACAAAAAAATTCGAGAAAATGCAATTGTTATCAAAGAGATACATTTGCGGCCAGTGACTGACAAGCACGACATTGAAGTCAAGCAATCTCATGCGAGAAAGTTTCTTGATGACAATGCCAAAGTTAAGATCATGATTAAATTTAAAGGCAGAGAACTCAGCTTTAGAGAAAAAGGTTTTGAACTCATGCAAAACTTTATTACCGGTCTGGAACCGTGTAAAATTGAAAAAAGTCCTGAATTAAACGGCAAAGCAATTATTTCTATTATTGCTCCTGCAAACGAAAAACGTAATTGACGTTTAGAAAATATCATAGCACACTAACAAAAGGGAAAACAAATGGATTCTGATGATTTTATCCTTAACAAAAAGGGTATGACTATTAAGGTGTACAATAACAATATCGAGTCAGCTATTGTACAGTTGAAACGTCGCATGAACAGTGAAGGAATTAACAAGGAACTACGCAAACGCAAGCATTATACTCCACCGAGCATTCTACGTAGGCAGAAATTAGCCGAAGCAAAGCTGCGTTGGAAAAAGAAATATGCTCAAATTATGGAGATTGACCCTCCTAAGAAGAAGGTTAAAAAGTTTACTAAAGTTGTGAATAAACCAGTCATTCAAAATAATGAAGGTTGAGTAGTTGACTTTGTTAGGTAAGTTTATTATAAATACATTGTCAGATATAACTGACAGAAGATGCCTAATAGGGTCTTCAACATAAAACTTTGCTCAAAGAGGAGGTATAAAATGAGAAACTTAACTTTAACATCACAACTAGACGACATGTTTCGCGACCTTAACCGTTTTGCAGTAGGTTTTGAGCCTACCTTACGGATGTTAGATCAGGTGCGCACGAGTCAAAATTCTGGCTATCCGCCATATGATCTAGAATCAACGGGTGAAAATACATATCGTCTTAGTATGGCTGTAGCTGGCTTTACAGTAGATGACATTGATATTACTCTTACCGACGGTGTTCTCACTATTGAGGGCAGAGTCAAACAGGACGAAAACCGTCAGTACCTGCACAAGGGGATAGCAGGCCGATCTTTCCGTAGGACTTTTTATCTGAATACTTGGGTACAAGTTACAGGAAGCAACCTTGCTGATGGTATTCTTACGGTTGATTTTACTCAGGAAATTCCAGAAAGTATGAAACCGCGTAAAATTGCCATTACCCAGAATCAAACTGCTGCAATAGTTGATGCAAAAAATTCTTAAATCAACTGTTGACAGTGTAGATTGATTAGGGTAAACTAGAACTAAGAGGTACAAAAGCATGGCAATCGCCGAGACAGTTACAGACGTTGTTACGGCATCAAAGGTTGCCATGCGTCCCCCGCAACAGTTCAATGTTATTTTGTTTAATGATGACAAAACAACAATGGAGTTTGTAATCTTAATTTTAATGACAATATTTTACAAATCATTTGAAGAAGCAAGTGATTTAACACTCTATATACATCAAAACGGATCTGGTATAGCAGGCACTTACACTTATGAGATTTCATCACAGAAACAAGAGGACGCTTTAAACGCTGCTAGACTCAACGGATTTCCATTAAAATGTATTGTAAAGCCAGCATAACAATCAGTTTTGTTGTTGACTTTTCATAGCTTTATAAAATGGACGTTTGCTTAAAATTTCAAAGAAGCACTTTTCATTGCTGCTGTTTAATTTATCATAATCAAATTTAATGCCGCTGCATAATGGGCGATAGTATAATGTGTACTGGCTTGGTACAAGTGCTATTTGTCCTGTGGTTTTCATGTATCCATTTCGGCCGTCCTGACGACATGGATTCAGCTGAGGATTTGGATCACTCTGATCTAATATAGATTCCATACATTCGTCAAGAGTGTTGGATTTATGCAATCCTAACTCTGCTTTGATTTTCCGAAACTCTGAACTGACCCTTTTCCTACTATGTGTTGGGTCGCCATCGACTCTTTGATATCCTGCCCATGGAAGTAATATTCCATGGTTTGTTCGTACGCATATGTTAGGCTTCAAAATTTCTTCAACTTTAAAAACAAAATCACGATTCCTAAATCCTGATTCTAATAAAAAACATCGATCTTTATTGAATACCAAGGTGTGCCCTGTTAATTCGTTCTCTACCAAATTCTCTACAGTAGCTTTGCAATTGTTTTCAAGCAGCGCTGTTCTTATTTTTTTGCCATCGGGACTCAGATAATCCCCTCTCGAGCCTTCGTGCGTGGTTGTACCTTGGCCTTTTTCGTCTGATATAGTTGCCATACTAGCACTTATTATACCAATTCCGTGTTCATTTAATCCTTCGGTGTAGCCAGTAGTTTCGTCCCAAATATAAAGACGCTCCAGTCCATTCTTCTGGCTTTTACGAATATTAATTATAGGATAATATCCTCTGTCTCTATTTTTTACACCAACCCAACCTAAATTGGGCAAATATTTTGCCATAATGATACACATGATCAATTATTTATTCTAGCTACTAGTCTGTTAAATAATGACTGATAAACTGCGCTAAATTATAAGGGCTGGTCCTTAATTTGGGTATGCTCTCAATACTTGAGATACAATTTTGCCATTCTAAAGTTCTAGGTTGATCAAGTAGGTCAATAGCAGTTCTTATCAAATCCCGCGAGGATGGGTTGGGCATAAATGACAATAATTTTTTCCGAGTAGCTATTTTTAGGTTATCTGCCATTTGTTTTACCGAGTGGGTTTCTGGAAAAATAACAGGACTTGGAGTTATATGCCTGGTACCAAGCAACGAATCTAGGTATGACACAGTTTCGGGCAGTGCGAATACGTTGTATGATCCAATTGTTACCTGCCAACAAAGGCGAAATTTGTAACGCTTCAGTAACTCCAAATTGTCTAGCCATACTTTTTCATCGCAACCACGAATGTAGGCATTAAGAGGCCACGGACCGTTAATGCTTATTCTACAAACAACCGGAACATTTAAATTTGCTAACGCGGTGATATTCCGCATGTGAAGTTTATAACAACTTGTAGGAACAGTAATAATTTTCAAATTCTTGCACAAACGTGAAATTTTCTCACATAAGGCAACAAAACGATAAGATTGTAAAGGCTCGCCGCCACTTACGGTTAAAAACTCTAGATCTGGTAAGTAATCGTCAAGCATATCTAGATTCCATGAATATGATTCTTTTTGCCCGTGTAAATATGCTATAGTAGAACTGTTTGAAGCACTGCATTGCAAGCAGGAGTTACTGCAAATATTGTCAATTGATAAATTTAAACTTTTCAATTTTGGCGACGTAGGTGCGGGCCAAAACTTAGAAAAATGGGCAGTTCTCATTGTTCTATATGACCATATGTCGTCAGATACCTTGCATGGCAAACATGCATCTGGCAGATCATTTTCTAAAAAGTCTTGCCTATTTTTATTTGTGTAATCAGCTATCGAATCTATCCATTCAGCAGTATATTTACAACAGGGTCTAACCGAGCCATTTGTTTGTATCTCTGCGTGATAATATGGTAACCAACAATTTGTCATCAGATCCTTATTATTGTATAAAATATTTATTTGGTATATTTTTAGTCATTAATTGCTGCTATTAAATAGGCATATGTCTACAGCAAAATCTGAAAAATGGTCATCTTTTTGTCAAAAAGAGCCTGGCCCTGTTATGGTTTATATACACGACATAGACTGGTGGGATGATCAAAGAACTCAAATTTGTGATTGGTTTGACAAATATTGTCCAATAGCTAAACCAGATAAACATGACACAATAATTTATTTCCCTAATATTGTTCAGTTTAATATGTGGCGTAATAACTGGTCGGCTTAAATTAACCACTTGTACATTCGAACATAGCAAAATTTCATACCGTCTCTGGCAGCAGTTTTTTTAGATGTCTCATTATCAACCATAATCGTTGATGATATTTTGTTACCTCCTCTGTTCATTGTAACAATTTGGTGCCATTTTCTTGATATTGTGCTAATTCGTCCTCCTCTGAACATGGGATTGGTAAAATTCAAATGTTGGAAACTTTCTCTGCCTTCGGCTCTGTATTCTATAACCATTCCACCTAAAATATTATCATGTTCGTCAGTGGAATAGATAACATTACAATTTTGCCAATCATCGAGGTTAGCAAAAGATCCTGCAAACCCTTTGGCAATAAGTTCGCTATAAACTTTCAGAATAAGAGATATTGCTTTTGATGAATTAACGGATTCGCTATACCATATTTGCAGTTCTCTACCATCGTTTGTGGTATCCTGGCCAATTTTTTTATCACTATGTCTATTGCTACTCAACCATTTGTTGACTCTTTTGTATACAAGATGGGCGCTATTTTTAGCCACATGATTACGAACGTTGATGTTATGTTCCCCTACAATCGAAACCACCTTGTTTGCTCCTCGCTTACGAGTATATTCAGTTAAATGTTTTCTAACAATGGTTCCTATTAGTCTACCTCTGTAAACAGGGTCTACGAAAATTAAATCAATAAATGTTTCTCTTCCGGCTGTCCTATAAGTGAAAAGTATACCACCTACCGGTTCTACTGCTAACGAACAATACGCCTTCGTTGGTATAATCTACAAGTAAACATTTCATCGTGCCGTTCATCTTAAATGATTATATTTTTGCAACAAGCAAGTCAATATCTGGTAAGACCACAGTCGCTAAATAAATTCATGTACAAAAAGTTCATATTATCGCCATGGCTAGCCCTGTTAACACTGGCATTAATTTGCTTCATACGTGTAATAGATCCAACGTTTGTAGAAAGCGTTCGGCTGAGATACTTTGATAGTATGATTCTCAACAGCAAACAACATGAGAACAATATTGTAGTTGCGAATATTGACGAACAGACGTTAGACAGGTACGGACAATGGCCATTTAAAAGAGATACTTATGCTGAAATAATTCAAAGACTATATGAACATAATGCAGGTCTTGTTGTATGGGACATACTGATGCCTGAAAAGGATAGACTAGGCGGCGATGATAGTCTACAAAAAACTTTAGAGAAATACCCAGTTGTTTTAGTAAACACTCCCTCTATGATAGGAAAAAATCAAGTTAGATCAGCCGGCGTTAGTGTTATCAATGCTCAGTATACCGATAAAATTTTATCATACCCTGGCATAATTGCAAATATCGACGAATTAGAAAAATCAGCCGTAGGCGTAGGTTCAACACACACATTACCTGAAATAGATGGAGTCAATAGACGTTTACCACTGTTAGTTTCCAGCGGAGGCAAAATTTATCCAAGTTTACCTATAGAAATTCTAAGGGTTTTAGCAGGTGATAAAAGTTTTCAAGTTAAATTGAACAATATTGGTGTTGATAAATTACGAATACCAGACTTTGGTGCAATTTCAACAGATCAGCTGGGTAGAGTATGGATAGATATAAATCAAAAACCACAAACTATCAGCGTACTAGAAATTCCAAATGATTTACATAAGGCTGTTGTGATAGTAGGTACCAGTGCAGCAGGCATTGCAAATCCGGTAGCCACTGCAAAAGGTCCAATATTACCTCAACAACTACAGGCATCTATTTTAGGAACACTGATAAGTAAAATCAACATTTCTAGACCCAACTATGCAGATAGTCTTGAACTTTTTACCCTTATAATTGGCGGCGTTTTGGCTATAGCTATATCTAGATATACATGGGGCTTTATACCCGTACTTGCAGTCAGCGTAGGTAGTTATTTCATTGCTGAATGGATATATGTAAGCTACCATTATCTATTTGATATTACAGCAATAATAGTTGGCATTGGTTTAGTATATATTCATTCTTACACTGTGAAATTTCTAAGTGAATTTTTCCAAAAACAACAGATAAAAAAACAGTTTGAACAGTACCTTGCACCTACTATGATTAAAAAATTGCAAGAAAATCCAGGTTTATTGAAACTTGGAGGTGATACCCGTCAACTTACGTTGCTTTTTTGCGATATCAGAGGATTTACAACTATAAGCGAACAGTATAAGTCTAATCCGCAAGGTTTAGTCAAACTAATCAATCGTTTTTTAACTCCTATGACTGATATAATAATGAGACACCAAGGTACTATAGACAAATACATAGGAGATTGTATAATGGCGTTTTGGAACGCACCCATTGATGTTCAAGAGCAACAATCTCTAGCGGTACAGTCGGCAGTAGAAATGCTCGTTCATTTGAACAAACTGAACGAAAGTCTAAAAAAAGAAAATTCACTGCCAATTAATATAGGCATTGGAATCAATACCGGAAATGTCGTTGTAGGTAACATGGGCAGTAATCAGCGTTTTGATTATAGTTGCCTAGGAGATGCTGTAAATCTAGCATCAAGACTAGAAGGACAAACCAAAGACTATGGAGTAAAAATAATCATTGGGCATGAAACAGTGATAGGATTACCAGACAAGTGGTTGACCATAGAGCTTGATACTATAGCCGTTAAAGGCAAATCAGAAGCTGTAAAAATTTACACATTATCCAGTTATGTAGGATTTTCAAAGCCAGATAGTTTAAAAATTGCTATTGCTCAACATGATAAATTTCTTGACGCTTATAGGACACAAAGATGGGAAAGAGCAATTATAATAGGAAAAAGTCTAGTTACAGCTTGGAATTTTGAACTCAAAGACTATTATAAGATGATGATAGAACGTTGCTATTTTTTGCAACAAAACCCGCCTGGACCTAATTGGGACGGTGTATTTAGAGCCACAAACAAATAATCAACTGCTACCGGATGCTGCTTCATGATCTTCTGCTGTGCCTGTTTTGTTGTGACGATTGATTAATTTTTCAGCATCTACTCGTTCATGATCAATAGTTTTTCCACGCAGGTGTAACACTGTGTTGACTTTTTGATTCAATCGTATCAAATCGTTATCAAGCATTCTTATTCTATCTATAAGCGCAATCAAAACAGCATTTGCATCGCCTAAAACAGGTTTAACTTCTTTAGTGCACCATTCCCATACATAATGTATCACAAATCCCATCCCAACTGCCATTACAATTGGAAAACCATATTTTGCTATTAGATCGCTTATTTCCCCCATAATTTAATTACCTGCTCCATTTTCACTTTTGATTCTTACAAACACCAACTTGATATTTTCCCTTATTAGTGTAACACAATTGTCGCATTCTTAGCTTTGTTATACAAAAAGCATAGGTGAGCTCTTCTTGTTACAATGTACCAATATTTATAGGGTGCTAAAAGTTACAATATTGCTAGTTAAATTAGTCTCGTCTAGCGTCAGATTTACCATCTGCGCGGGCAATTCTTTCAACATCAGGTCTTAGGCCAAGAGCATTACTGATTTGCAAATCTACTCTTACAACTTCGTGATTGATAGTCTTCACTCTGTTATCAAGTGCTGTGATAATGCCGGCCATACTTTTAATGCTGCCAAGAACTCCTGTTAGTAAAAGTCTGATGGTCAGATATACAAAATAAATTCCAGCAAGAGCCGCAACTATTGGAAAACCGAGATCACCTATTATTTTGAATACATCTTGCATGGCCATAATCGCATTTGCGTATGCCAATATTTAAATGTACATTTATCTCAAATAAAACTATAGATAAACCCATCCTGGGTGTAGAAGCCAGGTGTCATTTGCTGGTTTGGCAGCTGGATCACCTATAAATGCATCAACACTCATACCGGGAATAACACACAGATCAAAATATTGTTCTCCCTATGTTTGAGAAACAATATCTGCTTTAAAACTTTCAAACTCGCTGTCAGTCATTTCATTTAAGGTTTCGGTAAACTGAATATTTTTGGCTGAATTATAGGTAGGTAAACCTGATTCTCTTACAGCATTATTTGCATCATTTTTCCAGGTATCATACGTGGTTTGGTTGTCAAAATCATACAGAGCGTATTTTGTTAGTATATCCTGCGTATAACGAGGTTCGTATATGTTCATATTAGATCGCAACGAAGTATGTAATTGGTACAAATCCCATGGTCTAGGATCAGTTATCAACTGCGTATAAAACGGAATTTGTATAGAAGAGCGAACGTGTTTGCGCAAAAGCACTAGTACCATATGATTTACCTGTTGAGTTGCAAAATTATTTATAGAGAATATTTAAAAAAACCAAAGAAACGCAATTTTAACTGCTCGTAACAAGTGTTTTGAATCGTACCCGACTAGTTGAATCAGATTTAATTATAAACTGACAGAGTTTTTCTAAACATTCCTCAAATGAAGGATTTCCTTTAAATCTCAAACTAATGCACCATCTGTCTTGTGTATGTAAATTTTCAACATTGTGAGGTATGCCGGTTCTTACTAATGTAGGGTTAGTTATGTATTGACGATTAAGCAATTGAAAATTTTGTAAATTTTCTGTGGTTGAATTTTGTCTAATGCCGTAATGTATGCCGTTCAGTCGCAGTGTTGGTTGTTCTGGATAGATAGCAGTATCTTTTATATCATACCAATTCATAAATGATGGAGTTTTAAAGAGGTTAATGTTCACACTACATTCCCATTTTACCCATTCATTTATAATAGGATTATACACAATATCTGTGTGTATGACTCCGATATTTTTGGGCGGTTTACAAAACAATTCAGCATCTTTTACAATTAGTCCAGTAGAATATAACAGATCTAAAACAACAGGATTAAAATCTTTAACCGTGAGATTCTAATACCTGTATTCAGGTGCAGGCATAACATAACTGCTGCTGATTATATTAGTTGGAAATTTAGGTAATTCTACAAAATTCATTTGAGATACTTACAATTTTACTATTCTTTTATTGTAAAAATCTATGAGCCTAAATGCTATATCGAAAAACTTTGATTGACATTCTTCAAGTTAAATTATATTCTAGCATTGTACCGCTTAAACGGAAAGTTGACTGTTATGAAAATTGTTTCTGGTAACTCAAATCAAACTCTTAGTAATGCAGTAGCAGATCATCTCAAAACTAAATTGGTAAAAGCATCTATCAAACGATTTGCTGATATGGAAATTTCTGTAGAAATACAGGAAAATATTAGAGGTGAAGATGTTTTTGTAATTCAAAGCACTAATTATCCAGCAAATGATAATTTAATGGAACTACTACTCATTTTGGATGCATTAAAACGTAGTAGTGCGAAGCGTGTTACAGCAGTTATTCCATACTTTGGCTATGCTAGGCAGGATAGAAAAAGTGGTCCACGGACACCAATCTCGGCTAAATTGGTTGCTAACTTAATTACCAACGCAGGAGCAAATCGCATTCTAACCTTGGATCTGCATGCTGGACAAATTCAAGGATTTTTTGATATTCCAGTAGATAATCTATATGCAGCACCGTTGTTTGCCAAAAACATTAATGAGCGTTTTCCAACGGGAGATGCAATGGTAGTATCACCTGATGTAGGCGGTGTGGTTAGAGCAAGAACGCTAGCTACACGTCTAAACACCGACTTGGCAATTATCGATAAACGACGTGAGCGAGCTGGAATTTCAGAGGTAATGAACGTAATCGGCGACGTTGCGGGAAGAAATTGCATTCTAATTGACGATCTAGTAGACAGCGGCGGAACACTTGTAAATGCTTCTAATGCGTTGTTCAATAAAGGTGCGTTATCAGTCAGTGTCTATGTTACTCATGGGGTTTTAAGCGGACAAGCTGTTACAAGATTAGCAAATAGTTCTATCAATTCAATTACTATTACAGATAGCATTTGTCCCACAGCTGAAATAGCATCTTCGACACAAATAAATCAACTTACAGTTGCACCATTAATAGCTGATGCAATGGATAGAATCCATAACGAAAAAAGCGTCAGCAGTCTTTTTGATTAACAATTGATAACAGGAATACCTTTTGGTCTATTAAAAGGTATTCCTGTGTCTATATAAAATTTAATCTTTTTGGCCCATTCTGTGTTGGTAATTTGACCGGGGTGTGAACCATCTGCTGCGTAATCTTGACCAGATTTAAACCATATATTTGTTTCAGCGTCGGTTATTAGATCTTTTGCTGCTGTGATTTGAATATTTGAAAGAAACAGCCAAGCTAAATTTTTATTAGCTAACCATAGCGCCGCATGCTCAATAGTAAGAATAGAACGTCTGGTGATATCTAAATCGCTATGTGCTTTATAGTAGTTTTTTGCTTCCAAATTAGTCATCCAGTTTCCGATATGCCTAACGCTTTCATCAGACATTAATAGAAAATCTCTGTCAACGAAACTCCATTGGACTATTACCAAATCGTTTGCTTGAAATTCAGTTTCTCTAATTACCTTGAAAATATATTGATTACTACACCCAGGTTTTGATAGGTTCACATGTACAGTTCCAAACATATCTGCCAGTTGTGCAGCCCATCCTAATTGTGACGGACAGTTTCCTGGTTTATTTTCGGAACAGAGACAATCATCTAAACCATGTCCGTATGTGAAACTGTCTCCAAAAAAGACCAATCTCAATCGCTGACCTTTGAAGTAGAATGAAGCGGTGCGTAAGGTTTTGTTGTCGACGGTACAACCGGTTCCCACCAATGAATTTTAGATGACATATGTGGAATACCCGATGGAGAATGAGCATGTGCATGACGCTTTGTTGCATATTCGATGTATCTCAATTTATTTTGTTTTTGATTGTACGACCACCAACGCACTTCTACTGTAATATGACTTTCTGCCATCCAATAATCTAATCGATATCGTGGATTAAATTCAGACCACAATTCCCACCCAATGCTTACAACAGGTTTTTTAACCTCCTGTCTAATTTTATCTAAATCTGTTAATGCTAGTTGATGCATTATCCACCATGCAACTTGGCAAACAATTTTGTAAACAAATTGTGACGTTTTGCCTATGCTTTTAAGAATGAGTTGTGCAGTTCCTGTTGGATTATTATTTTTACAAATAGTTCTTCGAATACACCTGATAGGGAATAAAATTAAAAATCTTGGAAACTTGAATAAGGCTATAACAAAGATAAAGGAAATAGCCTTATACACAAATGTCACGGCCCAGGCAAATAGTTTTAGGCTCTTGACTAGTAAATTTCTTCCAAAACGTTTTAGTTTGCTAGGTTGTTTAACTGTGTTCATACGTATATTTATCTTGAATTTTTATTATGCAGGCAAATGACAGCTTGTACTGTACATATTGATAATCATTAAAATAAATAACATTCAACAATCTAAATTTAGGAAAATTCTTATGCCATATACGCATGCAGAGATTATGAAAAATTATATGGAACTATTAGAAACTTCTGTCGGAATGAACCCTCTTCATGCTGTAGACGACAAAGAACTTTCAAAGTTTCAACAAATGTCGCCAGAAAAACGAAAAATTGCCACCCAAGATCAGCAGGCAGCACTTGATATAGAGCAGTCCAATAGAGAGCACGGTGATGATGAAGCATACGAAGGCAATCAATTTAGTGGTGCACGGAAGGCAGCTATACAAGCAGGCAAAGATTCATTTACTGTAGATGGAAAAACCTATAGTGTAACCGGCGATACCAACCTACCTGAAGATAGTGTTCATAATCAATTTGAAAATCCAAAGCGTACCGCTTCAAATCAGAAACCAAACTGGTCAACACAAGGCACAACGAGTCAAAATTATTCATCAAGTGCTAGAAAAAACTGGGATGATTATATAAGTAATGAATCTGATATAGAAGGTACAACAGATCAAAACTATACAGCAGATGAACAACACGATTGGGACAAAAAAGGCGCTAACGAATCAGCAGATTGGGATAATGTGCTAGACGAGACTACAAATGACTTCATTAACAAATGGGATGCTGCAAACTAAGCGCAGACTGTATTAAAACTTGCAATTATACTTTGACGATAGGAACCATCAGCTATTTTTAATTTGATTATTTGATACTAACAAAAAGGGAAAAATGTGCGACGTTTGATTTTAGTAGTTCTTACAATTTTAACTATCGCACATTTTTACAGTGCTGAGTTTGGAAAAAAAATCTACTGTTTTATAGAAACATCACTAGGTTACACCTGCAACAAGTGCAGAGATTTTAAATCCGTTACGCAAATACATATTGTCATACCCTTGGAAACCTTCAACTGGCAACCGATAAACATACCAGAACCAAATTATGTAGATATGTCTCAATTTAAAAATTCATATTGTGGAACTTTCTTGGTACCTCTTCTTGAATACGAACACATGAGTAGAGGATTTACATTAAATGCCAACAATCCTCATACAGGAGTAGACTTAGTAGCACCCTTTAACAGCCCTGTATTAGCAGCAAATGATGGAACAATTGAATTTATCGGCTGGCTTGGCGATTATGGAAGACTAATTGATATTAGACATAAAAATGGATTAGTTACCAGATATGCGCATCTAAATTCTTTTGCAGTTGGACTTAAACTACAGGCCTCTGTATTAAGAGGACACACAATTGGATATGTTGGCACAAGTGGTCACACAACAGGTCCTCACCTACATTTCGAAATTATTTCACATGAAACACCAATAAATCCAGCTCCTTATCTAGGTTTATCTGCTTGCAAAAATTATAATTAGATTGACAGCTACAGTGTTCGCTGTGTAATTTACTAGAGAAAGGTTAATTTTATGAAAATTCTAAATGAATCTTCTATATACAAGCCAGCAGGCATTAAGATTGTAGAAGATAAGATGAATGCAAAATACGTTTGCGAGAGTTGCCTTAGAAATCGTGACGGTGGCTGGGCAAACGTCCCTGTAGCTATTTTTTATACAGAACTAGCACACCCTGAAGGTAGCAATTATTTTGGCATTTATAATAATATTGACGGCCGCACTACGATTACAAATGCGATTTCTGCCACTGAACCTTTTAGCGGACTGTTAATTGATAATGAGGTAGTTTACAGCAGATATCGTCATGACTTTAGAGGACATAATGGAATTTTTGTCGATGGTGGTAGAGATTATCTTAGGTTTGGCGGCGAACGCATAGACCAAGCAGAGATAGTTAAAATTCAAATTGTAAAGGACCATTTGGAAATTGTTACTAATTAATAAAAATCAAAATGGCCTTTTTATTTTATAGCAAAATTGAAAGAAAAATCATAGACTGGCCATATACTGTTTTAATCCAAAATCATAATTGGCGTTGGACGGATGTTTCGTTATGGTTAGAAAACAATATTGGGCACGAAGGGGGACCTTGGGTTATAGGTAGATATAATATTGGGTTCCTATATCATGAACACTATGTAATGTTTCAAATGGTTTGGTGTTGACAGACAATTTGTATAACTGTGGAATAATTTTCTAATCTTATCAGCAATGGAGAAATCTCAAGTGTATCTAGTGTCATCATACTGGCGCGGTTCAATGAATATCGCTCAAATGCGAACATTCAACCGTTTGTCCGATGCCACTGCTTATGCACTGCAACTACGGCCGGCAAGTGATGATGATGGCGGATATTTTTCAACATTCGTCAGGGTTTATCAGACCTTTGATGACAAACCACCGGTACAAATTAAAAAATATCGTTGACATCGACTGTAACTATGCTATTAAGTGTGTAGAAAAGGAAGCCAAATCAATGATCGCTAACACATCATTCTTTAACACTAATGCTGAAGCAATCCTTGCTATCTTACGAGGAGTTATAAATGACCCAATGCCGTATGACACAGCCGCAGCAATTCTTAATTCGTTGCAAAGGCGGTTCGTTAAAGAATATGAGTTGTTGAACTCTATAAAGAGTGAAAACACTGTTTATGGTGATGAAATCACCGGTCAACAAATTTTTGATTGGGCAGTAAGTGTACTTCCTGGACCGTAAGTTACTACCTACACACATGGTTTTCGTCGAATCAACAATTCTCAAAGCAGAATAGTATATTATATTTCTATTCTAATAAAAATTCACAAAAGGATTAATAAAATGAGCTCATTTTCCTGTCCAGTAGTTCGAGTTTCAGAAGTCATTGAGCATCCGAATGCTGATCGTCTTTCAATTGTAAAACTCGAAGGATTGGGTTTTACATGCATTTCTGGAAAACTTGAGGATGGCTCTCCGCGCTACAAGGCAGGAGATTTTGTTGTTTACATTCCTAGTGCTGCATTGTTGCCAGAATGGCTGCTCAAGGCGATGGATTTCTGGGATGATATCAACAACAAAGGCACGCTGGCGGGCAGTGATGGCAACCGCGTGAAACCTCTGAAGCTGCGCGGAATTTTTTCTGAAGGTGTTTTGTTTCCTGTTGAATGGGATAACAACCTTGCTAATCTAGGCAGCGGCAGCGTGGTTTCAACACCAAGTGAAACACCCGGTATTAACAGCTTGTGGCAGGTAGAGCTTGGTCAAGATGTGGCAGAGTTGCTTGGTATTACGAAATATTCTCCTCCCATCCCAGTGGGCATGTCTGGAGAAGTTGCCAACATGTTTGGCCACACTGTGAAGTTCGATTTTGATCGTTGGGAGCAGAACACTGAATTGTTTGATCCAGGTGAACCAGTTGTTGCAACAGAAAAGTTGCATGGTTGCGCAGATTATAATACGATAGTAGAAACTCTAGAATTTGGTCCGATTAAGATTGGAGATTTGATTACCCAGAAGCCTGCTGTATGCTATGTTAAATCGTATGACATAGCATCGAACGAACTCGTCTATGAACGTGTAGAAGGATACAGCGTCCAACCCAATAATGACGATTGGTATGAGATCGAAGTTGAAGATGGCCGTGTTATCAAATTGACAGGAAATCATCCAGTCTGGCTTCCTAAATTGAATTGCTACCGTCAGGTAAGTGATCTTATCGGAGACGAAATAGTTTTGATTGATTGACGGAAAAATTGCATATGTATCTTCTCAGTGCATAAATAAAAATGCAACAAGGAGAATACATATGCAGAAAGAATGCCAATATTGCCATAAACTGGTAGAAATTAAAAACCCAGATCCTTCGAGAGGATCGTTACATAATCATATTGCTAGATGTAAATCTTACAAGACATATATAGATGATCTATTGTCAAAGGATCTACTCGAACGAGAATATGTTCTATTACGAAAATCGGCATATGAGATGTCTATTGATCTTGGTATAGGAGTATCTCCTATTCTACGAAAGCTAATAGATTATGGGATACCAACACGAAGTATTTCAGAATCTAAAAAAGAACCAAGATGCAAAGAACGAGCTGCAAAAACAAACCTAGAACGGCACGGTGCCGAACATAACTTTAGTCGAAATCATCCAAGCAGAATTATATGGCAGAAGAGATTGTTTGACAATGAAGGAATAAACAATGTCTTTCAACGACAGTCTGTAATTGATAAAATTGCTGAGTCGATTGCATCTAATCCAGAATCTAGGAAAGCGAGATACGGCAGTAGAATATCAGGTCCACATAAAAAAGTTTATAACTATATTAGGGAACTTGGTATTGATAATGTTGTAATGGAATACGGAATGTCTATAGGAACCAAAAAGAAATATTTTGATTTATACATTCCGTCCTATAATCTAATAATTGAAGTAAATGGTAATCTATGGCACGCTAATCCAGAAATATATAAACCGAATGATTTGATACGATATTTTCAACAAAATATAACTGTACCAGCGCATGAAGTCTGGAAAAACGATTATGAGAAGATAAAAATCGCTTTACAAGCCAATTATAATGTGTTAATAGTATGGGAGAAAGATATCAACCAACGGTGGAACGATATCAAATCTAAGATTGATACTATAGTCAAAGGGAATGATAATGCGTCAGCTACGACTCAAATCTGTGAAGAAAGTATCCAATACCTCCAACAGGTATGATATTCAAGTTCGAGGAACCCACAATTTTTTTGCTGATGGCATGCTGGTACACAATTCCTTCTGCGCCATTGTGGTCGAACCTGGTCTGAGCCATCCTGAGATGTTTGGCAGCCATGGTGAGTTCCTGGTCCACAGCAAAGGTCTCGGAGCACAGGGCTTGGCCTTCAAGAACAACGATGCCAACACCGGAAACCTCTATGTTCGCACGCTGAAGTCGCTGCTGGATGCCGGACTGGAAGATCGTCTCAAGGCGTCCTTTGACTTCAACGCTGTCAAGAACATCGCTTTGATCGGTGAAGTTTTTGGACGAGGAGTTCAAGATCTGCACTACGGACTTGACAAGCCAGGGTTCCGAGTGTTTGACATCCGAGTACACCATGTGTTCGGTGAGACATATCTTGCTCAATCCAGGGTTGCAGAACTACTGGCCAAGCTTGAGATCGACATGGTGCCCACGGTCTACGAAGGTCCGTTTGACATTGCTGCCCTAGAGGCAGTACGAGACGGCCGGACCATGCTGGGTGGTACCAACATCCGAGAGGGGATTGTGGTGCGCAGTGCAACCGAAGCACGCCATGAGATACACGGTCGCAAAATCTGCAAGATGATTTCGCCCGATTATCTTACTCGCAAGAGCAAAGACGCAACGGAGTACACCTGATAATATATTACCTGGTAATAAATATCATATGAGAATATTTGAAATCATAACTGAATCCGGCAATCCATATGACCCAACCAGTCCTAATGGAAAATGGTGGATACAACAGGCTGAGAAAGTTGCACGTCTCCCAACTTATCAAAAAGAGCTTTTGGACAAAGAAAGTGCATTTTTTGACAAAGTAGCCAAAACGATCTTGGATATTGTTCCTGATGCTGTTGAGATATGGCTGCACGGCAGCCGAGCAGTTGGAGAACACAAACGAACAAGTGATTGGGATTTTGTTGTGTTTCTCCCTGCAATGACGCCAGAGAGAAATATTCAACTTCACTCAAGGGGGAGTGGCGGACTTGGGGACATTGAGAGGATTGCTGGTAGAAAGGTCGATGTGCAAGGTGATGCAATAACAGATAATAGTCATTTCTGCCGCACAGTTCGGAATGAAGGTATCCTTATCTGGAAAGTCTAATCTGTCTTGACTACCTGATCCGCAAGAGCAAAGACGCAACGGAGTATCAGTAATGGACGAAGAACGTTGTACATCATTTAAGTATGAATGAAATAAAATGGTTGAAAGTGTGATAAAACATGTCAAAAAGAATCGATATCGATGGCAAAAGTTATAGGATTCGCCGAGGAAAGATGGGGGAAATAGGTTAGTATCTAACGTTACAAGAGAGTTTCTTGTATTAAACATTCGCGAACTCAAATGTATACTAGTAGATCTTGAAAGAATTTGCTCACCATGACAAAAACCCTTATTAGAAAAATTCTAAAATGGACAGTTCTAACAGCAGTAGGTCTGTTGCTTTTCACCTGTTATAAAATGCCCGCAACCTACAGCCAACGACAGCGACAGCGACGAATATGTTTATGCTTTCTTGCTGGTTAGAATTTACGCCTTTTGCGCTATATCTATTTTGTTTTGTTTCATCATTGCTAACTTTCCAACTAAAATTATGAACTGGTGGACAAAATTACCTGATTAAGTCTTGGTGAGTTTTAGAGAACTTGATTATGATATCTGCTTCTTATATTAAATTTTGCTGCTCAGATATGCAACAACACAGTACACTGCGTTGTAATGTTCATAGTGATGTATCAGATTGCCCAGATGTCCTAATAGTATGGTCAAAGTCATGGGGACCCGGACTCCCGATACGAGATGGCGGCAGTAGTTTCATAACAATACGCTTTTGTCCATGGTGCGGCAGCCATATTGACAACAATGAGTTGAGATAATAAGTTATAATGTGCCAAAGAAAAAATTAGTAAGTTTTATACAACCAAATTTCCAACAGGGCCCAAAGGAATTTAACGCCTACTATTTGCCATATAGTGCTGGCGTTATTTTGGCCTATGCCTTTGACTTTGCACATATACAAGAGAACTGGCACATAGACTCTATTGTTTGGCGTAGAGAAGACATAGAAATCCTAGCAAATAAGCTCTGTCATAACCATATCTTAGCTATAAGTACATATGTATGGAATAGGCAGTATAACTATGCGCTAGGTAGACGTGTTAAAGAACTTAATCCTAAATGTCTGATAATTGTTGGCGGACCAGAGCCGGCTATTACCGATCCGCTAATTTTTGAGAAGCAACCTTGGATTGATATTTTGGTTAAACTAGAAGGTGAAATCAGTTTCAAACGTATATTGGAGCAATACCCTGGTCCATATGAAAACATACCCGGATTATTGTTGAATAAAAATCAAAAATCTATTGACACGGGCAATGCAGAACGCATCCAAGATCTAGATAAAATTCAAAGTCCATATCTCGCAGGTATCTTTGATAAAATAATAGCTGCTAATCCGCATGTTACATGGAACGCAACCTTAGAAACCAATAGAGGTTGTCCTTATCAATGTACATTTTGTGATTGGGGTAGTCTTACGTACAACAAAGTAAAAAAATTTGGAATAAACAGAGTTTTTGACGAGCTCGAGTGGATTGGACAAAACTGTGGCTTTGTAACCATAACAGATGCAAATTTTGGAATGTTTGTTGAAAGAGACAATTTAATAGTTGATAAACTGATTGAGGTGCAAACTAAGTATAAAAAACTTTCTAGTTTCAGTATGACTTGGGCTAAGAATCAACGCAACGAAGTAGTTGATATTGTTAAAAAATTAATAGATAAAAGTACAAATTTTGGTCAAGGCTTGACTGTAAGTGTTCAAAGCATGGAACACTCGGTGCTAGAAAACATAAAACGTAAAAATCTTGACCAGCACAAAATAGATGAGATATTCAAAATATGTGATCAAAACAATATCCCAGTTTACACAGAACTTATACTAGGTTTACCAGGAGAAACAGAAGAATCTTGGAAATCTGCATTTTGGAAAATTTTCGAAGCTGGTAATCATACTGGTATCAATATTTTACAAGCCCAATTGCTTGAAAATGCTGAAATGAATTTGTCACAAAAAGCAGACTGGTCACTGGAAAGTGTGGCTGTATACGATTATATGAGCGGCAGTTATGGCGACATGGATGTAGCCGAATCAGTAGAAGTAGTCATAGCAACACGTGACATTTCTCGTGAAAGCATGTTAGATTTGTTTGTGTGGAACACGTTTATTCAAACTTTTCATATAAATGGCTTAACCACTTATATTGCTAGATATTTACATAAAGCACACTCTGTAAGTTATCAGGTTTTTTATGATTCACTTTACAAATACATAAAAGCAGATGAATGGTTCTGTGAAAATTTAGAGAGTGTACGGAAATACTATTACAACTGGACAATTTCGGGAAAAATTAATCATCCTCCTATCGGTAATGTAGAAATTTTCGGATGGAATCTTGTTCACTCTCTTACTTTAAAGATGCAAAAGCAGAAAAGAGTTGATTACACATTTAGTTTGATTCAAAATTGGTTATTGGAATCATTCAAAATAGACAAAAATATGCTTGAACAAATAGTCAAATTTCAACAAAACTATTTTATAACGTATGACGAACTAAAATTATTGCCTAAAACAATAGATTTTGATTTTGATTTTTTAGGATTTTTAGTAGACGGCTTGACTCTTGAAAATCAGTCTAGCTATACATTTGATACAGTAGAAGACAATAATATGAGTATTGATAGATTTTTAGAGAACATATACTTTGCGCGTAAACGAAATTTTGGCAAAGCTCTAATTAAAAAAATACAAGGTTAAGACAATGACACAAAAAATTAAGCTGAACACAGATAGATTTAAGGAATTGAAAGATGACCATGGTGTATGGACAGCTAGAAAAATATGTCTTAAAGAAGCACTAATACGTTCAGTTAATGATGCAACTTCAGTCGAAGATCTAAAAAAAGTTCTAATAACAATAATTGACGAACAATTTTAAAAGTCTAACAGTTATATATGAAAGGAGACAACTATGAATGTAATCAAAAATATGCGCTGGTACTGTTGGATCGGTACAGTAGTTATTCTCGCAATTGTTCTTAATTTCCTAGCGAAAATTTAAACTTAATTGCGACACCTAGACAATTTGTCTTGCTTATTCAAAAAAGATTAGCAGGCGTTTTTATAATGTACTGCTTTCTGTATAACCGGCCTTACTCGTATAACAACAGGCAAATATTCTAAACATTTCTGTCAATGTAAAGTGTGCATGGTTGACATACACACTTTCTTGTTTTTTAAATACACATGCACACAGGGATAGACCCAAAAGTGCTAAAACACATAGCCGGATAGGAGTTATCAATGGCGCACCAATATGATATTGCCGTATTCATCGGCAGATTTCAGCCAATTCACGAAGGTCACCTCAAGGTGATCCTTACAGCCCTAGAAAATGCCAAGCAACTTGTGATCCTTGTAGGAAGCTCTGGTGCTCCTAGATCATATAGAGATCCATGGACGTTTAACGAACGCTACCAAATGATCTACACAAGTATCCCAGGCCATTTAAGAGATCGCGTTCGTATTAAATCTCTTGAAAATGCAGCCTATAATGACAGTAAGTGGATTCATAGTGTTCAAAGTCATGTGACTCGAGCAGCTTGGGAATTTGGCTATCTCAAAGATCCTAAAATTGCTCTAATCGGACACAGCAAAGACAATTCTAGCTATTATCTTAAACTGTTTCCGCAATGGGCTAGTATTGAAGTTCCAAATCATGCTGGGTTCAACAGCACTGATATTCGTAACGCTTATTTCGTTCCAGACTTCGTACAATTACCCGATGCCTTCAACACAGTCATGCCAGACGGCGTGACAAAGTTCCTAATCTCTTTTGCTAGCAGCTCAGATTATGCTTACATTCTCAATGAGTATGAACACATTAAGCTCTATAAAAAATCATGGGAATCTGCACCATATCCGCCTATTTTTGTTACTGTTGACGCAGTTGTAGTACAAAGCGGACATGTGTTGCTTGTACGCAGACGGGCAGCACCGGGCAAGGGGCTATGGGCTATGCCAGGAGGTTTTGTCAATCAAGACGAGCGTATACGCGATGCAGTAATACGCGAACTGCGCGAGGAGACTGGCATTAAGGTACCTGATCCGGTGCTGCGTGGTTCAATTATTGCACAGGACGTGTTTGACGACCCTAATCGCTCGGCTCGGGGACGTACTATCACGCATGCTTTCTTGGTCAAGCTAAAAGATGACACTGCGCTGCCAAAGGTCAAAGGTCAGGACGACGCTGACAAAGCTCGCTGGGTGCCAATTGCTGATCTCAAGCGTGAAAACTTCTTCGAAGATCACTTTGACATAATTCAGAACATGATTGGAAGAATTTAAATCATGGCAACTATTATTGGCAAGGAACCTAGAGAAATTAGACGTTGTAGTTGTCGCAACTGTGCCAGCATAATCGAGTATACCTTGAGCGAGACTACTACACGTTGGGTATCAGATTATAGCGGTGATAGAGAAACCATTCGTGAATTGCGGTGTCCAGGCTGTGGCAACAACGTAGAAGTCAAATATTATTGAAAAGGGTAAACATTATGTGGAATGATATCAAGCGTATTGACGATGCTGAACAAAATGTTGCCAAGTTCGTCTTCAACAAATCGGAATTTCGTTGACAGCTCAAAGATTTTTTGCTATAAATAGGCATTGGAAGGGATAGACCCAGCCAACTACATAACTAACAAGGGAGTCTTGTTATGACAAACAATATTTTATCCAACATTCTGTTGGATGTTGATTCTTACAAATCGTGCCACGCATTTTGCTATCCGCCAGGTACTGAATACGTTTTCAGCTATATTGAAAGCCGCGGTGGTCGTTTCGATCAAACCGTGATGTTTGGTCTACAAATGTTTCTTAAGCGCTACATGAGCATGCCTATTACCCAGGAGATGGTGGATGAGGCAGCAGAATTTTGGGCTGCACATGGTGAACCCTTCTATCGGGAAGGATGGGATTACATTGTTAACAAACATAACGGAAAATTACCAGTAATTATCAAAGCCGTTCCGGAAGGTACCGTTGTTCCTACACACAATGTATTTCTTACTATTGAAAACACAGATCCAAATTGTTTTTGGCTTACAAGTTTTCTTGAAACTGCTCTGCTGCGTGCCGTTTGGTATCCAACTACTGTTGCCACAGTTAGCTGGCATGCCAAGCAAATCATTCGCGCAGCTCTTGAGATAAGCAGCGAAGACGCTGAAGGACAAATTAATTTCAAGCTGCATGATTTTGGTGCTAGAGGAGTCAGCTCAAAAGAAAGTGCAGGAATCGGAGGTGCAGCGCATCTTGTCAATTTCATGGGGTCTGATACTGTTACCGGTGTGCTATATGCTAATAAGTTTTACGGTGCATCTATGGCAGGCTTCTCTATTCCTGCTGCAGAACATAGCACAATTACAAGTTGGGGTCGTAGCAGAGAAGCTGATGCGTATGCAAACATGATTAAAACATTTGGTAAACCTGGTTCACTTGTAGCGGTTGTAAGTGATAGCTACGATATCATGAATGCAGCCCGTGAAATTTGGGGTAAAGACCTAAAACAACTTGTAACAGAGAGTGGTACAACACTTGTTGTTCGTCCAGATTCAGGCGATCCGCTGGTTGTTCCAATTGATGTTATTGAAGCGTTAGGAGAACGTTTTGGCTACACTGTGAACTCAAAGGGCTATAAGGTACTACCTAGCTCTGTGCGTGTCATCCAAGGTGACGGCATCACAATTGAGAGTTTACCACAAATTCTCTCTAATTTGCTAGATCGCGGATGGAGTGCAGATAACATTGCGTTTGGCATGGGCGGCGGCCTGCTGCAAATGGTCAACCGCGATACTTTGAAATTTGCTATGAAATGTTCAGCTGCCAAAGTCGACGGCAACTGGATTGACGTGTATAAAGATCCTATTACCGATCCTGGTAAGAAGAGCAAACGAGGTAAAGTTACGCTATACAAAAGTGGCAGCGAATACGAAACTGCGGTAAATCGTCCTACCCGTTGGACAGATCGCGGGATTGGCTGGCAAGACGCACTTGACACAGTATGGTGTGATGGTAATTTAATCAAGGAAACTACCTTTGAACAAGTCAGAGGACTTGCCAACAGTAGGTGATGCTAAAATCTCGGGCAGGACTTTTACATTCAAAGCTCCTGCTCGAGATGATGTTTATTACTGGTGTTGTTATAATCTTCCAGGAGAACACTGGCTGGCTACACCTGGCTCAAACAATACTATCATTTTTAGAATATTTGATGATTGTGCTTGGATCAAATTTTGGATGAAATGGGGTGCTGAATCATAATTCCTTAGACAATTTCTTAGCTTTCATATATAATAAAAACATGAAAAATCTAATTATCCTTTCAGGTGCAGGGTTAAGTGCCGACAGCAGTGTTCCTACTTTTCGTTCTCAAAACGGATTGTGGATGAATCACGATATTAATGTAGTTTGTAATTATTCTACGTGGAAAGATAACTTTGATCAAGTACACACATTTTATAATAATCTTCGTACACTGCTAACAACGGTTGAACCAAATCCGGCTCATTATCTTATAGCCGAATGGGAAAAACGTTACGGCGAACGAGTAATTTCTTTAACAGCAAATGTTGACGATCTTCTAGAGAGGGCTGGCTGTCAAAATACTTTGCATTTACATGGTTTTTTGCCTAACATGCAATGCACAGCTTGTGGTAATATATGGAACGTTGCCTATAAAGCATGGGATTGTGTTAATGATAGATGTCCTAAATGCAATAGTCGACGAGGTGTAAAACCCGGTGTGGTTTTTTTCAACGAAGGTGCCAAAGAGTACATTCGCCTTAATAAGGTATTCCGCGAACTCGCGCCCGCTGACACAGTTCTGGTAATTGGAACCAGTGGTCAGGTAATTAATGCAGATGCTTTATTATTTGATAAAACCTGTTACAAAATTTTGAATAATCTCAATCAAGAACAATTTGTAGACGATACGCTATACGATTTTGTTCATTACGGTCGTGCTGCAGAATCAGTTGGTATATTGGATAAAAAAATCAAAGAAAAAATGGAATAATAAAATTTTGCTATTGACATTGATTAGTTTTCAAGTATACTTCAGACAAGGGAAACGTACAGCAAACTAAAAACTTTGCATTATGTAGCAAACAAAAGCTTTCCCGCTTTATTACCGTTAAGCTTGTAGGCAAGCAAAATTTTTGTTCTTTTAAATTTTATCATAGGGATCGGTGCAGCAGCACTTTTAAATCCAGCAACGCTGGGGTTACCCGGCAACAACAGGAGCACAGCCTGTATAAACAAGGGCAAAACGATCCCGTATTTTATAGGATGGGTACAGCATAAAACACAGATGAAACTTGTTGTGTTGCTATCTCGAGTAATGCAACACAACAAACTTGCCTAGAGTTAACTAGGAACGTGCTTGTACGATGCAAGATATTGTTGATAGAAATCAACTAGGGCAGGAAGCGGTACTGTTACAGCGGTTCATAGTTTCGACTGTGACGACGAGGACAGGTTCAGAAACCCTGCAAGAAAAAATTAAAACGCATCCGCTAACCATCCAGTTTTTCATTTGTATATCAGAGTTCAAAGGATTAGTTCAGC